AACCATCGGGGTAGCACGATGACAATTGGCATCGCTAGCTTTTTAGCCTTCAGGCAAGCCGACTACAACAGCGTTGCTGCTCGTTATCAAAGTTATTGGCCGAGCCAGATTGTTGATGATCACACGTTCTATCCTTTTAATGTCAACGCCATCATTTCAAATGCAACCGGCGGCCAGCAAAGCCTGAGCGTTGATTTTGCGGCTAGCAATGATATTGTCAGTCTCGTCGAGACCGGCCTAGCTAACAGCTATTTTGTTGAGCTAAATTTCTACTATTTTACGCCGACAGTTAGCGGAGCACCACCAACAGCTAAAACGCTATTTGCCAGTTATATCGGCGAGCTGATCAGCGCAAGCCAGAATGAGGCGTCGATTTCGATCCAGATTGGATCTAGCCTGAATCCCGTTGAAGCCCAGGCGCCGCCGCGCAAATTCACAACTACGCTGATCGGAGAGCCGCCCAAGATATGACAAGCAACCCGAACTACATCGCGCCGCAAAGCGCATCAGCTCCCATTACCACCAACCTCCGCAAGGATGAGCTGGCAGCCTTGCTTACCGTTGAGCAGGGCGCTACAGCGCAGCAGCGCATTGCGGCAACCGGCAACTCTATACCGTTGGTGTTCTGCAGGCAAACTGGTGGCATTGGCGGCGCATGGGTAACGCCGCCTGCTGTTCGCTTTGGCGTTGAAGAAAACGCCAACACAGGCGATTACTTTGCGTTTGGGCTTGTCATCAGTGACGGACAAATTCCAGCAATCACCGAATCTGATGTCTGGAAGGGGCCAATCAGAGTCAACACGCTATCTAGCTATGGTATCACAAACGCTTACGGCAGCCTACCCACAAGCGGTTACAACTATACGCTGACATCCGTTGGCAAAGATACGCCGGCGACATCCACTACCAATACCGAAACCTACAACTACGCAAACACGGACGTATCGTTTAGCTTCTCAGGCAATCTATATACCATCACGGTTCAAGGGTGCACATCATTTAGCTTCAACGGATCAAAGATCACCACAAGTCCATCTGCAGCAGTCAATTATTTTCATAGATGGGCAGCACGCAGCAATGGCACGTTGATTGATGGCAGCGGATTGACAGAAAGCATCGACTTTAACGGATCGTTCTCGTTCCCGTCACCAGTAACATTTACCCTAACGATCGACACATCGTTTAGCAACTACTGGCCTAATCCTGCGTATTTAGTATTTTCTTCTCTTGCATATAACTATAGAATTACAACAACAATTACGACGCCAAATATCCCTGGCGCGGTCACAAACCTACCGCTATCCCCTGGATCTGGCGGCTCGTTTGCTGGCATGAGCACGCTTGCCGTTCGTGGTCGCTATGCCGTAGATGCAGAGACTGGCATCTACAAGCAGCAGGTGCGGTGCTTTGTCCGTAATGGCGTGCAGATTGATCGAGTGCTTGGCGGTAGCGGTAGCAGCTGCAGCTTCCCGGATCTTGCACATTACTTGCTTAAGAACGCCAACAAGGTATCGACGCAGCTTATTGACTTACCATCGTTCCAAGGCGCTGAAAGATTCAACGCAAAATACGAGCTGTTTTTTAATGGTGTACTTGCCAACAGCGTTAACCTGCGCGACTATCTGACGCGAGTTGCTCCGATGTTCCTGCTGCGCTTTGTGCAGATCAATGGCAAGTTTGGGCTCAAGCCTGTGTTGCCGCTTGATGGCCGATTCAATGTCAGCACAGCGGCCATAACACCGATTCATGTGTTCAACGATGGCAACATTGTTGCTGGCACGTATCAGAAAGAATACATCGACATCAATCAGCGCAAGCCATTCTGTGCGCTAATGACTTGGCGCGCGCAGACAGATTCCGTATACGGCACACCGCGCACTAATGAAGTACGCTACGCCAATACGGCTATGGATGGCCCGTTTGAGCAGTACGACATGGAGGAGTTCTGCACAACCGAAAACCATGCCACGCTAATTGGGCGCTATATTCTTGCCAGTCGCAAACTGACCACGCATACAGTGTCATTCCAAACCACTGAACTGATTGGCAGCCTTGCGCCAACTGACATCATTAGCGTCACTTGGGATTACAGCTCAAGCTTTTCTGCGGGCGAAAACAAAACCATCTTCTATCAAGTTGATACAGTAACTGAAGGCGCCGATGGTGTCTTTAGGGTAGAAGCAACTCATTTTCCAACGACGGCTGCTGGCGTTAGCCAAGTGGCTTTAGACATGCTTACTGGCATCTGATCATGACTGTTGCACCCTTCCCAAGCATCAAGCCATCATCACGGACGTGGACGCCAGGTTCGCAACCCGTTCAATCTTTTACGGCGCTGTCCGGCTACGAAGCTCGCGTACTGCTTGGACCCAACCCAATCGGAGCTACGTTGTCGCTTGGTTTTCAGAATCTGACGGAATCAGTATTCCTGCTAATCACAAACCACTACGCTACTGCCAAAGGCACTTATGAAGACTTTGATTTGCCAGCAGATATCTTTGCCGGTATGTCCAGCTACAGCGGTGTGACTCCATCCGATTATAAGTGGCGTTATTCCGCTGCTCCAACTGTTGAGTGGACAGCGCCCGGTATCGGCAATGCCTCTGTATCTCTACTAGCAATTAGAGCTTGACTCACGGCTACAATTAACTAAAGACTTCAGTACGCACGGCGCATGGCTAAGCAGTACACCGGCATCGACGGATCCTTACTGGTTGACAACGTGCAGGTGGCGCGAGTCAGCGACTGGAGTTTTTCGGCTAACGCTGACACGCTAGAGACAACCAGCCTTGGCGATTTTGCCCGCAACTACGTTTATGGCGTGCAGTCATTCACTGGCAGCGCCACCGTTTTTTACTACGAAAACGCATCAAACTTGATTGAAGGTCGCGCCATCATGGATGACCTTTTGCGAACCACGCAGACACCAACAGAGCCAACGCACACGATAGAGCTTCGATTCTCCGGCGGCAGCACCACGAGGGCTGTGCGATTTAAGTGTGCGCTTACCAGCGTGGAAATTGCCGCGACTGTCGGTGAGATCATTCAAGCAAGCATTAACTTTACCGTCTGCGGCCCGCTCACGGCCGTAAACCTTATCTGATGGCTATCTGGATTGGCGAAGCTGGCGGTTTGCGTATCGGGCGCAAGCAATCTGAGCGTGTCTACAGCCGCCTGACTCCATCTGATGTTGACGCAACAGCCAAGCGTTTTGGCTTGCAAGATCGAGTGGTCAGCTTGATCACAGGCGACCGCGTGTGGTTTAGGCGCGTCGACGAAAGCGGTGTGCCGACCACAGATCTACTAGATTTTGTGGCGACAAGTGGCTGGACGGACAGCACTAGGCGCAACGATGGCCAGTGGTACGTGAACGTTGATAGCGTTGGCGGCATTAGGCTTTTTGCTACATGGCAGAAAGCGCTAACCGGCAATATCGCAGATGCAATAACCCTGACGACACCGGCAGCATCTTACCGAGTCAGCTATGAAGTGGTATCCAAGGATGATGCTTATCTAGCTCAAACAGTGAGCTGGATGCTGAACACTGACCGAGACACCGCTGAATACACAAGTCTTGGGGATAACTTCAGGCAGCGCATGTCCACGTTGGTATCTGGCAGCGGCGAGCTCGATTGCTTTTTTGATACAACATGGCGTGGCGGGGCGCCTGATTATGTTGGCACGGAAGAGTCTGCCGTATACATGCACCAACTAGCGTTGCGGCAAGAAATAGGAGCTGAGTTTGCCGGCGTATTTTTGATGAAGCGCACGAACACCGTGCCTATTGGCACACTGATTGACGCCGTAGAAGCCCGAAAAGAGCTGTTTTACGCAGCCGACTGCGTGATCACATCAGTGGCAACTGAGTTGATTGCTGATCAGCCAATTCACAGCAAGATCAGCTTTGTCACTACTGGACCTATCCGACTGCTGTTTGATTTGCCATCGGACTATCTGCTGCAAGAGCAGGATCCACAAGACAAAGTGCTGCAAGAGTCCGGGTTCGGCATTCTTCTGGAAGTCCCATCCTAAACTAAGCTATAAGCGTACGGTTTCCTAGCAGTGGCTGATCAGAAGATTACGCAGCTCAATCCGCTGCTAGCCGCCGACACCCAGGCAACCGTTGACGTGTTGCCTATTGCTGATGTCAGCACGGCAGAAACCAAGAAGATCACCGTTGCTGCGGTCGTAACCGCAGGCGTTGGCGCGATTGCTGATAACACCATTGCTGGCGCCAAACTCCAAGACGGCAGCATCACTGCTACGCAGATCGCAGAGAACGCCATCGGCTCGTCTGAGCTGGCAGATAACGCTGTTGATACCGCGGCGATTGCCAACCTAGCTGTCACAGCCGCCAAGATTGCCAATGACACAATCACCGCCGCGCAGATTGCGCCAAGCGCGATTGGGGCCAGTGAGCTTGCTGATGACGCTGTAGACAGCGCAGCTATTGCATCGGCGGCTGTCATAGAAGCAAAGATCGCCACTGGCGCGGTAACCAACACCAAGCTCGGCGATGGCGCAGTCACCAATGCCAAGATCGCTGACGGCACGATTGCGGATACAAAGCTAAACCTTGCTGATGGCTCGATCAACGGCGCCAAGCTTGTTTCCGCATCCGTAACCGCAACTCAACTTGCCAGCAATGCCGCAACAACGGCAAAGATTGCTGACGGCGCAATTACAACTGCCAAGCTGGCTACTGGCGCTGTAACCGCAACTCAGATTGCTGCTGACACCATCACGGCTGCGCAGATTGCAGCAGATGCTGTAGGTAGCAGCGAGCTTGCCGATAATGCTGTCGATACGGCGGCAATCCAGGATTTAGCGGTTACGACAGCAAAAATTGCTGATGACGCGGTAACCGCAGCCAAGATTGCCGCTGGCGCCATTGGATCATCTGAGATTGCCGATGGCAGTGTTGGTGCATCCGAGCTAGCTAGCGATGCGGTAACTACAGCAAAGATCACCAATGGAGCTGTCACCACTGCCAAGTTTGCCGCAAGTGCTGTTGATGCAACTGCGCTGGCATCCAATGCAGTTACTACCGCCAAGATCCTTGACGGCAATGTTACTGCAGCCAAGCTTGCCAATGATCTAGATGGCAGCGAGTTTCTAGCGCAGTCTGCCAACACGGTTCTTGCTGGCCCCGCCGCTGGCGGCAGCGCAGTTCCAAGTTTCAGGGCACTTACGGCAACAGATATTCCGCTATTGACTGGCACTCAACTGCCGATTGCAACAACATCAGTCCGCGGCACTATCTCTGTAGGCACTGGGCTGTCTGCAGATGGCGCTGGTGTTCTTAGCATCTCCAACACGGTCACTGGCGCTACTGCTACAAAGATCACGTATAACAGCAGCGGCCTGGTTACAGGATCAAGCAATCTTGCTGCTGCTGATATTCCTGCACTTGATACCAGCAAGATCACGACTGGCACATTTGGCGCGTCATTGATTGGTACTGGTGCGATCACAGCGCCAAAGCTTGCTGATCAGTCCACCGTACTATTCGGCGGCGCCATTGACACAGGCGGCAATGTTGTATTCCCACCGGCATCCTTCAAAGGTCAATACTTTTACGACGAGATCAATCAAGACCTTTACATCTGGTCTGGCTCGGCATGGTTGCCGGTAACGATTATCTCCGGTGAGCTGATATACGCAGGCACTTACAACGCCAGCATCAACCAAGTCGCATCGGTAACCACTGCTGGTGCCGCAGTCGGCTTATCCGCTGGCGTTGCGCTGCCTGCTGCATCCAGCACCAATAACCGGTACTACCTAGTCGTATCTGATTCCGGTACTGGCAGCGGCAACGCGCCGGCGGAGGCCTTGGCGCCGCCGGACATGATCCTGTCCAATGGAACAAGCTGGGATCTGATCGACGTTTCCAGTGCTATTGGTTCGCAGATCGCTACTAACGTCAGCTTCTCGCCTGCCGGCAACGTCATTGCCACCAATGTCCAGCTTGCCATTCAAGAGCTAGACACCGAAAAGGTCGCCAAGGCTGGTGACACAATGACAGGCAGCCTGACGCTGAACAATGCCAACCTGATCTTTGAAGGCAGCACAGCAGACGACTACGAAACAACGCTAACCGTCGTTGATCCAACAGCCGACCGCACCATCACGCTACCAAACCAAAGCGGCAACGTGCTGGTTTCCGGTAATGCCAGCATCGTTAATGCTGACATCTCGGCAAGTGCTGAGATTGCAGTCAGCAAGCTGGCAAACGGCACAGCACGCCAACTGTTGCAGACCGCATCCGGTGGTACTGACGTGGAATGGGCTAGCAATATCGACATTCCCGGAACGCTGGATGTAACTGGCGTCGCCACATTTGACACGACCGTGGCAATCGGCGCAGGCAACTTGAATTACAGCGACGGTACTTATTAAGCTGTAAGGGTAACTTCCGGCCAATAGGCGTTAAGGAATGACTCTTCAGCACCTGCGTAGCAGCACCGCAAACAAGCGCCCGTTGCCTGGTTCGATGTCTGATGGTCAGATTGCCATCAACACCAACACCAGCAGCCCTGGCCTGTTTTTTAAGGACTCGGCTGGTGCGCTAGTCAAGGTTGGCCCGGTGCACGTCGGCAGCACGGCGCCGAACGCCAGTCCGGCAAGTGGCGGCGAAACAGGCAACACCGTTGGCGAGCAGTGGCTGG